TCTTGATATTCTTCAAGCAAGGAAGCCATTTGGTTCTGCCAATCATCGGGCATCGAGTGCATCAAAACTCTTGGAATAACTAAAAAACTGGCATAACTTAATTCAAACCATCCCCACAGTCTTTCTTTTCCATCATTGGTGGTGCATTGATTTTGCCCGATGATTGATTTATCGCTGAAAATTTTCATTTCCTTTTCCTTGAAGTTCAATTTAATACATCACATTGTTATATTATTTGTTTGAATGGGGAGTGAACTCACCTTCCTCTGTGTTCGGTCACAGCAGTCATCCGTTCGTATCCTTCTCCCCACACAAAAGTGTAAGTATTACTACTTACTTAGTAACCCTTCTGGGTGCGCCGAAGCGTGAAGGGTGTTGTTAAGCTTAATAAAGCAAGCTCTTTCTAATTCCACCAAGTTTAACTTTGGAATTAAACTTACCTTTGTACTCCTCAATAGCCACATCTACATCAACTTCAATTCCAATCCAGATTCCCTCTTCTAATGCCTGAAGAATAACAGATGGAGTTGACATATCTATGTCGAGGATTTTACTGAACTCAGAAAGAGCATTAATTTTCCACTGGCGTTTTGTGGACTTTCCTGAAGGGGTCATCAGATCTTCATCGCCGGGCCTGGGCAGAGAATTAACATACATTACATAAGCCCCGTCGATAGGTGTTTCATCATCGGATAATACTCCCCCGTTGTCGTGCAAGCAGATACTCCAGATAATGCTACAGGTTGCGGGGACAAATGATACCTTTGTAACCACTCCGTGATAAGTACCATTTGGAACCAGCGGGTCAGCTTTATACTCGTCTTCTACGTTAAAGTTTAATCCACCGAGTGCACCTTCTTCTTCTGGATAATTGTCTTCTACTTCTACTTTTGCTGTACTTCCTTTAGCCATTTTAAATCTCCTACGTTTTGTTAGTTTTTTGGTTTTCGTGATAGTCTTGTTTGGTTAGTTCATTAGTTTTTTACTGTGCCTATATCACCTCCTTTGTGGTACTGGTTTAGCTTTCGGTTTTACTTTATCTCCAGTGAGATATGACATAACTTCAGTATAATCATTTTCAATAATATCAGGTAATAGGCGTTCTTTTCCTGAAGCCCGGCTTCTTCCATGATTTCTACCTATTGGGATAGTTTGAATAAAGAATTTGGTATCATTATTTACCTTTCTGGAAAAATGATAGTAAACTTCATCAAAGTACGCAGGGACATCTCCAGACAGCTTTCCAGTCAAGCTAGGTTCTACACCAATCACCGCTCCTGCGTCATCATGGATAGTGTCAAGATGAGCTATAAATACCAAGTTACAGTTGAGATTCAGCATTTGACGAAGCTTACCTTCCATGAGATTCTTAACCATAGAATAGTGCACTTGCCACAAGGGGCCGTTGGTAGCAGAGCGTTTTGGGTCAAGTTGCAAAGCTTTTTCCATACAAAGATCTGTCATTGAGCTAAGGTTATCAATTATTACAGTTTTGTATTCTTCGGCTAGGATAGCTTTTTTAACTTGGACAAAATCTTGCTCGAATTTACCCCAGCCGCGGGCAGTAAGCTCATATTGTTCATAGTTGAAATCTTTTCCCCTGTACGAAAGAATCTCTTTTCCAAAGTCAAAGATAAAGCCGGGGGTTGGAAAAGACGAAGCGAATACTGATTTCCCTGTACCGGACTCTCCAACTGACATAATCTTTAACCATTCTGTGTTTATTGTAACGTCTTTAGCGTTTGGCATTTTCTTTATTCCTCCGAACTAACACAAAAAGTTTTTATTTTTTTGCATTTTTCTTTAAATTGTTTTCTTCGATAACTTGCTTTTAGTTTAAGTTCCTCAAGTTTTTCAACTATTTGTATAGCCTGATCAACCTGGATATGACTATAATGTTCAGGATCACAAGAAATATTATGTAAACAATTTCTGTGGAAATATTTTCTAAGACCTCCATAAATACCATAGCCATCAACATTACTTAAATTTGTATCTTTTTCATTACAAAGAACACATTTTTTAGCAAATGTAATAAACATTTTATTCCTCCTTAATTAGGTTAATATTATAACTAAAATAGTTTCGACTGTAAAGCAAATAGTAAATGTGGTGTATAAGATTGTTTCCATTTTAAACTCTCCATGGTCAAATTTTGACGTTTCTGTTTGGTTGCGGCGACCAGGAATCGAACCTGGCATTTGCGCTGGAACCATCCGTAGCATCTCGCGAAGATAATCGCCGCATATTTCTTATTCATCCAAGACATTCCAATGATTTACATGAAAGCCTTCAAAATTTAACTCCTCGTATGGTTTATGCTGTTGACAAAGATTAAGATAAGAACACGCACCGTATTGGTGGCAGTTATCGAACGACTCCGGCCAGATGTTTTCTTTCAGCGACTGATAAATATCTCGTGCTGTGCAGATAAATGAGAGTTTCCAAGCAGCAATATCCCCGGCAGTATAGATCTGCGGGATTCTCCGAAATTCAAATCTAACCTTTCCATAATTTCCAGTTACCCTGGATTTAGTTGAACCAAGGTAGCCGAATGAACAAAGACAGCCCTGAGGTTCAAAATCTAGAATCTTTTTACCCGCATAGGAATAACCAATAAGCTGCGGGGAGCGGTTGGCTTTTGCAATGACCTGATCCAGTCTCCACCCGGTAGTTTTAAAATCTAGTAACCACTTTACATTGTCCATCTTAACACACTGGTCAATTTTACCAGTAAAGATAACCGGAGGCAGTTTATGAAGAAGCTTTTCCTCGGTGGGATTTTCAGGTTCAATCGGACACTCAAATTTCTTTTCAGTATGTATGATTTCCAGGTATTGTTTATCTTCTATAAAGTAATCTACATACGCATTAAGCATATCTACAGCAGTATTGAAATTCTTATAGTCATCATAGAACTCTTTCTCTGCAGATTCTTTTATATAAGATTCATTACCCATAGTTAGACCAACGCTGATTGCTGACATTTGATCAGTAGGATTGGTGGGCCAGCCGTTTTCCTTAACCCAATTATGATAACCTTCTTGAATTGCATGCCAACAGGAGCCGTAACGTAAAGCTGTGGAACCGAAGTTAGATTGCCAACCTTCGATAATTTGTAAGAAGTATTTCTTTTTACACTGACAGTAAGTTGATCTACCGGAGTTGTCCAAATACAATATTTCTTTTTCCATTTTAGTTCTTCCTTTTTTGTTAAAAGGTTGTGTAGGGAGAATTTGGTTAGAAACTCTCCCTACGGGGTTTCGGAGTTAATAAGGTAGCGGAAAACTAACTCCGTGGGTTGCTTGGTTTAGGCTACAATACCAAGTTTTTTCAGAAGCTGAGCTGCCAATTCTTTCTCCTTACCATTAGGCATATCGGCAAACTTACCAAGAATAGATTTCTTGGAAATCTTCTCAGCTGCGGGGGCACGAACAGACCAGTTACCTTCTGACAGACCAGTCCAGACTTTGTTCATGGCCGCAATTGCTTCTGCTCCCTTTTTACCGGCTGCAGAATCCCCGATTTTCTGGCTTAAACCAAAGGGGCCTAAGAGGGCCTGGATGCCGTCTGGCAAAGTTGCAAAATCCAGGGAAAGAACTTCTCCTGTTTGACCTTCAGTGATTGTCAGAACAGTTCCATCAATTACCTTTTTGAGCCTTTTCTTTTTTGCTTTTGGAGCTGGTGTTTCTGCTGTTGTCTGTGGTTCATTCTTCGCCATGTTATTTTTCCTCCTGTGTTAGGTTGCTATGAAGAGATATTCTTCGTAGCGGTTGATAAAGCTTTAATTGAAAGTATTTTTTCTTTTATAGCTTCTTTAATAAAATTTTCAAGAGATACGCCCTCGTTTAAAATTGTTTTCTTTACCTCAATAAATTCTTCTTCTGTTAGTCTTATCTGTGCGTATCTCATCTTAACCCCATTATTTGATTGTTCCATCATTTAATGAATGATACCATGATTAAATGTAGTTTACAAGAAAAATATTCTAGTTTTAAAAATTATTTCCCAGGAAAATACTCATTTTCTTCACTTTCGGTCAAACCATTTAAAGCCTCTTCAATTTCCTTTCTGGACTTTTTATCCTTCACCATGAGCATTAATTGTCTTTCTCTATCGGGATCAATAGTAAGTTTAGACAATTCTCCGTTGGTGGACTTAAAAAAGGCTGTAAACGGGGCTCTGTATTTTCGCTCCAAAACCACATACTGCTTCATGTTTTTAAGTACTTTGTTTATAAACAGTTGTGAAGCGTGTACAGGTTTAAGATTTGAAAATAATTCTCTTTCTTTTTCCAGTGCAGTTGCTATATCATTCTGCTCAGATTTATTTGCTACCCGGATAAATATAGCTTCGTTTACTTCGAGTTTGCGGGCCTGGTTAAACCAGACTTTTGCTATTTCTGACATTTGGAAGTCTCCTTTAAAATATTTTAGTATACCCCGGGAGTTTGACTTTAACCTCAGCATACCCCGCAAGCACCTTTTTTCTAATCCATTGAACTTCTTTTTCTCCGCATTTAAACCAGGTTCCGATGGAATACGCCTGAGTTGACGGGGCGTAGGATAAAAATCTATCTTCTTCTGGCTTGTATTGGAAATAGTTTGAGTGTATTTTTAGTAACATTTTAGACTCCTTCTTTTATTAGATAATAATAATGATCTACAAGTGATTCCCAGGATTTAAATTCATACCGAGAGCAGTCTGCGGTTTTAACTCCTGGTACAAGGGTAAGATAAAATTTTGCTTCTATTTCAGTTTCGTGACTATGTTGCCAGACGCTGATTTCTATATTAACAGATACGTCGAGTTTTTTACTTAGATTCTGAACCATTGTTGGTATCTGGTGATATAGTGGTACTTTACTTCTACCTATTGTTTTCATCTTTCTCTTCCCCCGTTAGCTAACCACCACCAGTTTTTTAGTCTTCCCCACCCTGACCAATCTTTAAGTGCTAAAGCTGCTATACCGCTGAAAGTAAATATAATCACTACCCATACAGCAACTCCGGTAGCTTGTATAACAATTCTAATTGCCTCAAATAAGGTTTCCATTTTCTTCTCCTCTTTAAAGTTCTTTATAAAATCTGCGGAATATAGGCTGCCGCGGGGCAGCTATTGAGCCGTATTGTTGATACTTAAAAGTTACAATTTTTCCAAGGAACTCTTCTTGGTTATTCCAGATGTCTAGCTTTTCCGAGTCGTTAAGTTTACCAGTACAGTTAAACGGTTTGTTCCAGAATGGGCACTGCAAGATAAAACTTCCCAGCGTGCCGGCACCTACCTTTAAATCTTTATTCGAGGCTCTTTTCATAAGCCCCATTTCATCCTCAACCTGTGGATTAAAGTTAGTCATTTTCTCGTTGAAGCCTATAATCACAGCTTCTGCATCGGTAAGAGGTTTTCGTTTGAAAATATTCATCTCTTTGAATGTGGCTCTACCGGCTTTGTAGGTAGATTTTAAGGATCGAATCATAGCCCCTTCGTAGTTATCAGCTACGCATTGGTTAGTGTATTCGATTACCTCTTCTTTGTCATATAGCGGAGTTTGAGGAAGAATTACAATTCTCGGTAAAAGATAGTCTTTTTTATCGGCTAAAAGCCACCGCTGTGCGTAAGGCTGATTCGGGTTTAGAAAGTTATCAAAGGTGTAAAAGGTGAAATCCGGCTGACCGTATTTTCTACGCAAAGGCCCCGTGGACTTATTAAAGGCATCCTTGTCATTTGGTTCTCCAAGTACCAATTCACCGTCTAAGCCGTTTAACCTTGGATCTGATAGAGTTTCAAATACATACGGGTTAGGTTGAGGTTTCATAGAGCTGGTTCGCGGGGTGCCATCTATTAAACAACGGAAGCCGTCTATTTTAGGGCTGCCCAGAACGGGGTAGGATAGTAAGTGAAGCTGGTTGTCTTCAATGCTGTCGTTGGGAGCTTTTAAAGGTCTCTTTATCATTTTAGTTCTCCTTTTAAATTATGTCCATAATTTTTAATGCTATCGTAGTTGTGGTAAAAACACCTATAACTATAAGGGATGTAGCAGTTAGAGTTTTTAACATTGGAGTAAATCCATCTGAATACCAAATCCAACCAAGTAAGATATAAATTGGTGATGTCATTACTAAAAGACCTAAGATTAGTTTCATCTTTAGTTCTCCTTTTTTACTATGGTGAAACCTCGATCAAAATAGTTCATATTTAATTCTTCAAGTGTTTTTACAGGTGAAACAGTATGTAAAAACCCGCCTGTTTCTGTATTAACAAGATTAAAATCTGTAGTAACAATATAAGTATAATCTCTTTTCACTCTCATCCCAGGGTACAATAAAGTTTCTTTTTTATTCTTAACTATCGCTCCGGGGAAATGTCGCTCCACCCAGTCAAGATTATTTAAAAGTGTAGGGAAGGATGAGAGTTCTGCTTCAGTTGTCCATGTAAGGTTTTCTAATTCAGCTGCTGCACCATATTTATGCCTTTTAACCTCTTGTGTTAGCTTTAAAAACTCGTTTACGCAGGGATTTTCAGCTGCAATGTCATAAAGACTAAATGGTTTTACAACTCTATACTTTTCGAGTTCTTTGGGTTTTTCAGGTTCTCTTTCTACCTTTTCTATTCTATCTTGGCAATTAATAAACTGTTCAGTATACCTATCAAAACTTGTAGTACAGTGATTTAGTTTACTACTATCATAATGCTCGCAGTTTATATTATAGCACTTTCTTATTTCAGTCATCTTTCTTCTCCTCCACTTTTAAAATCTTATAATTGTTAGAACCATAATTAACTTTATTTTGCACTGAAACCAAGCTTACAAAAAGCTTTCTGCTTAGCTGTGACATAGCGTTTTGAAGGGCATTTTGCTTAGTTCGAGTTGAGGTATAAAAACTATGGTTCTCCCCGTACCAGTTAATTGTAACTTTATACTTGGATTTTTCAACCATTAGTGATTCTCCTTCCACTTAAGATTAAAAACTCCCGGGTAAAAGATTCTTTCGAAGCCTTTTCTTACCACCAGTATCTTACCGGTAGAACTTGACTTATGAGGCGGGAATCCGCTTTTATATGTAAATTTCTCTCCGCCTGCAGATTTTAAAACCTCGTTAACTTTAACCTCCCTACCCCCGTCTTTATGTACTAAAACCCATCTTACTGTCCAGCCGTTCATTTTAAGCCTCCTTTATTTTCTTTTTGTATCTTTTTAAAGATTCAACTCTGTTTAGTTTAAAGTCCAGCCGGTTGAGCTGATCCAAGGCTAAAAGCAGGGAAATTCTCTCGTTGGGTAAAGTGGATTCAGATAGAACCAGTTTTGTAATAGCAGTCTTGGTTCTGGCCAGAGTACCGGCGTTGTGGAATAGTCTTTCAAATGACCATTTCTGTACGGTGGTTCGAACTTTTTTCTTTTTGTACGGGTTTTTCCAGGTTGTTACCATTTTTTACCTCCTTTAATAATTATCATAAATTGTTCTTGCGTGTTCAAAACAGAGTGTATCCAAGTTGTCCTTTCCAAATTCGGCTATGAACATTTCTACTTGAACCGGGGTGAACTCTTTGTCAAAGAGGGAAATGGAAATAATTTCTACCTCGGCGTCATAGCCTGGGAAGTCGTAGCTCCGGGGCTCCCCTTCGTGAATTACATAGTCTATGGTTAATGGAAGCTCTATGTTGGTTTCTAATTCAGACATTGTCTATTCTCCCTTTTTTCTTCTTCTTCTTTTTCAATCAAAAGTACGAACTTTACAAGTGTAGAGGCTAAAATCATTTCATTTTTTATACTGTGTGAAGATAGTATACAGCCCAAGGTTGCAAAAATTCTGGTATGGTGCTCAACCCCGGCTTCAGTTGAAAGATCGCATAGGCTAAATAAAACATCATGTACGCCTTTTAAATATTCTGTTGCTTCTTTTTCTGTGGTTATCATTTTAAGCTCCTTTATATGTATGTTTTAGTTCTTCTATCAACATAGTTGCATGAACGTGCATTGTATCTTTTAACGTATTTACTGCTTCAAGAGAATGATAATAACTTCCGGCAATAGTATAAAAAATTGAAGCTTGTGATGGTATTCCAGCTTTTTCACATAACTCTGCGGCTTCAGACATTTTTTGGCCTATATCTTCTATAAATTTTTCTAAATCTTCTTTTGAGCTAATCATTTTAAGTCTCCTTTATTGGTTGTTGAAATGGTCAAAATTTGACCTTTCTCTGTTCTAATTCAGCTTCAATAAAACCAACAATTTGTTTATTGGTATTAAGTCTTTCTTCCACTGATCCACCGGAATAAGACAGAATGTTTGTTAAAAGAGCTGCTTCACATATTGTGATGTCTTTTAGTGAATCCTCTCTATCTTTTAACAATTCTTCTGTTGATATGTTAGTGATTTTTGTCATTTTCTCCTCCTACCCCAATGGTGCTTTTTGTTTAAGTAAATGATTCGGGGCTTTATGTTTTGAGTAACTTGGTGGTATGTAATTCCAGTTTGACGGCCAAACGCTTTCAAGCCGGGTCTGGGTATTTTGGTAATAGCCTTTCCAAGTATGCCCGATAAAGGTAAATGTAAGGGCTATTATAAGATAAGTTAGTAAAGTTTTCATCTTTTTCCTTTAAGCTGGCGGTAAAAGGTTTCTTTTTACTTTCAAACCTAATCTAACTCTTTTAGCTCTTTGCCGATGATCTATATAGTGACCTCGCCCGGCTTCTTTATCTTTCCAGTGGGTATAACAAAGAGTATTCGGATTTTGTTTCTCGGTAAGTCTTTGTTTAATTTGTTTTTTACAAGAACTGTAGCTACAAATTGTACTTGATAAAATGTCAAAAGATAGTTTCATTTTAAGTCTCCTTTTAAAGTTTACATAAACTCATCTAAATAATCGGGTTCTAGGCCAAAATACTCTCCGCAGATGTCTTCTGCAGATTCCGTGTCACCTTCAGCAAGGTAAGTTTGAAACTGTTCCATAGCTTCACCAATCAGAGATAAAGCTTCACTTTCAGAGATGTTGTCCCTTTGCATCAGGGTTTCTTTAATACTCTTTCTTGGTTCCATTGGTTCTCCTCCTTTAATAAATGTTTATTTTCGTTTAAAATCTTAGTTAAAACCTTGATCAGATGTGTTGAGATATAGGTTGAATAATATTAAATTCATCTGTGCGAAGCAATCAGGTGTAACGGCTTATTATAAAATTGCGTTCATAGCATAACAAAGCTTCCTGGCCCTACGACGAAGGAAAACAGGCACATGCCACATGGTTTGATTATTGTAACACTTATAAAGATTGACACCCTGCCAGTATTTTACGATGTGTCTGTCATCACTATGCAAACCGTTACTGGGTGTTGGTATATCAGTGTCAAGAATTGCGATACACCCCACACGCTCATCAACTTTGTATCTTTCCATTTTTACCTCCAAGCAATTTTTATAATATTAAATTCATCAGCAGCTTTGCTGCCTGTTGCAATGGCTATTATTTTTCAGCCTCACGTCTTCTAAGATTTTAAAAGCTGCTTCAGTATCTCGACTGATCACGAATGAAGGTGGGGAAGGGGCTTCCATTTCGTACATAATGCAAGCGAGTACTGCCATTTCACGCATTTCGGATGGAGTAAATTGATTAGCATATATCTGCGCTTTCATTGCGTCTACCATGCAGCGGTAAGCATTATCTTGGTCATATTTAGCCTTCATGGTTTTCATATTTATCTCCTTTTTTATTAATACTGTTAAATTGTTTTCTTAAAGCAAAATCTGTTTCTACACAAAGTCTATGTAATTCAAAAGCATCTTCTAAGTGCGGGTACTCGCTCGGAAGTGTTGCAATTATACTATTTATTACTCTGGTAAAACAAATTTGATTAAAGCCTGTTGGTAAATTTATAGTTAATTTAAATGTTGGCATTTTTTAATCTCCTTTTCTATTTCTATGTAAAGTAAAATTAATTCTACTAAAATCCAACCAAAATAGGTATAAAAAATAAGGAAGAAAATCCACATCTTTATTCTTCTTTACTCCTCTTTCATCTCTTGTTCAAGAATCTTTTTCATCTCTTTTTTTTCGGTGTTTCTATCTTCAGCAACCATTGCTTTTCTTTCTTCTTTTTCTTCCTCGTGTAGGGTAGCAAAGTCTGGTTCTTTGATACCTTTTTCTTCTCTTTCCAATTCTTTTCTTTTGCTTTCTATAAATTCTTCTATTTCTTCTTCAGTCCTACCATCACTTTTCATTAAACCTACAATCCTCTGCACTTCCGCATCTTCCATTATATCCATTTCCATAGGTATAATATTTCCATCTTTATCTAAAGTAAACAACTCTATCTTTGGGCGTTTAAAAACCTTAACATAAAGCAGCTTATCGGGTCCGGTAAGTTTAGTAATCCCGATGGTTTCAGACATACTTTTGTCGAGCATCTTCTTTTTAAGATGATAAAGCATAATTCGAATTGATTCTTGGTTTTTAGTGTCTGTACATTTAATCAGTGTTGGTTTATTTGTAAGTAAAACTTTTCTTACTGCGTCTTCTAAAACTGACATTTTTACCTCCTTTTATTATACTCCGTTTGGTTTAATCTTCTTGAAATAAAAATCCTTCTGAATTAAACCCGTCTTTATCTAATTCATTAAGAGCATGGTGGGGAACGCTTTTACCGTATAACAAACCTGATAAATACATTCTGTTTATATTACTTATACTGGTAAGTCCGAGTTTTGTCCACCACCAAGTCCCGTCACCGGCATCTGCAACAGCAAGCTCTTCGTCTACCCAGTGTTGAAGTAGTTTATTTTCTTCCATTTAAACCTCCTTTTATTGTGTTTATAGCTTAGTCGCCGGGAACGGGTAATTTTATTTGTTATATTATTATTCATTATACTGGTAGTATACACCAATTTAGGTTAGGTGTCAATGTAAATTTGTTAGTTTGTGCATTTATATTGTAGTTACATTTATCGTGTAATATTGTTATGCATTTATACATTTATGATGTAAATGCCTATGGCTTCCCCACACATATTCTTTTGACCTT